GCAGGCTCGCCGAGGGCAGCGCGTGCGGGAGCAGGGCGCTCGCCTACGCGATGGCGCAGGGCCTGCCGCCGCGCATGACCTACACGGTCGCGGAGACGTCGGCGTACACGGGAGTGCCCATGAGCACCCTGCGCGACGAGATGGCGGCGGGGCGCATCCACGCAACGCTCCCGCACGGCCAGGACCGAGGGCAGCGCATCCGCGTGGACGAGGTGGACAGGTGGATGGAGGCGAGCACGCGATGAGACGCTGCGAGACGCTGGGCATGGCGGTGAACGCGTGGGTGGACCGCCACCCGTACTTGGGCTTCCTGATCTTCCTCGGCATCATGTTCGCCCTGATGGCCCTGTGTGGCCTGAGCGACGGGCCAGACCGCATCGCGGCGCTCGGGGGCATGTGATGGGCGCCCTCATAGACACCGGAGCGACCATGACGCCGGACGAGCTCGCTGAGCACGGCGTGGACGTGCCGCAGGCCGTGAGCCCAACGCCAGTCCGCGTTCGCATCGAGTTCACGGCCACGAGGGCCGCCGTCGAGCGCGTCTGCCGCTACGTGGCGGCGCAGGGAGCGACCGACCGCCGCAGGCGCTTCGTGCGGCTGGATGGGGGCGAGCTGTGAGCGTGAGCTTCCGCGTGGACTTCGTGCACGGCCTCCAGCGCCACAGGATGACGCGAGGCGGGCACGCCTACGACACCGAGAGAAACGTGGTCGACAAGGCGGAGATAGCGGCGCTCTACCGCAACGCGTGCCACGCGAGCCCGAGGTCCCGCCCGACCTGCGCGCCGAGGCGCGTGCCCGTGGCCGTGGACGTGTACGTGCAGCGGCCGCTGCCAATGTCGCGCCCCAAGCGCTGCGACGGCGAGGACGACACGTACAAGCCCGATGTGGACAACGTGGCGAAGCTGGTGCTCGACGCGCTCAGCGGCGTGGCGTACGAGGACGACGCGCAGGTGGTGCGGGTGTGTGTGACCAAGGCGCGCAGGAGGCGCGGAGTTGACGAGCACATGACGGTAACGATTCGCCGTCCCGACTGGGGCGACAGGTAGGAGGAAGAGATGAGTAGCGTTCAGGAGGTGACCCCCGAGGTCATCGACGTGCCGGAGGTGATATCGGGCGCGGACAGGTGGCTCGCGGAGCAGCGTGCCAAGGTCGCAGAGATTGCGAAGGAGTACGTGCCGCACGAGATCACGAGCGGCGACGACTACCGCGAGAGCAAGCGGGCGCGCACCCAGGCCCGCAAGGCCATCAAGGCCGTGGAGGACGCGCGCAGGCAGCAGGTGGGCGCCATCAAGGACGCCGTGCGAGACTTCGAGGCGCAGGTGCGCGACCTGCTGACGCCGCTGTCCGGCGTGGATGCCGACTACAAGGCGGCGCTCGCCGAGTGGGAGCGCCTGACAATCGACAGCCGCACGCAGGAGGTGGCCTCCTGGTACGCGGAGACGCAGGGCGACGTGGCGGCCATGGTCCCCTTCGAGACCATCTGGCAGAGGTACGCCCACGCCGAGAAGTGGGACCTCTACGGCGCGAACCTCGTGCAGGTAGAGCAGGACGTCGCGGGGGTCGTGGAGTCCATCGAGCAGGACCTCGCGACGCTGGACTCGGCGCCGTACGAGCCCGAGGACAAGGCCAACGTCAAGACCGAGTACCTGCGGACGCTGGACCTCTCGGGAGCCCTCCGCTCGGCGGACGAGGCACGCAGGCGCCGCGAGCGCATGGCAGAGGTCGAGCGGCAGCGCGCGGAGCGCATGGCCGAGGCCGAGAGGATGGCCGCGAGGGCCGCTGAGACGCCCGAATCCGCCCCGATTGCGACGGACGCGACCGAGCGCCCAGACGAGCCGCAAATGCCCGTAAAAACGCCAACCGTGGCCGCAGGCGGGACGGTGGCCTACGTGGTGACGGTGCCGCGCGAGCACGTGCACGACTTCGCGCAGGCGATGCGCGCACTCGGGTGGGCGCACGGCAAGAGGATGACTGACGAGCAGATGAGGGAGTGGGAGTCATGGCAGAGGGCATAGTCAAATACCAGGCGTCGGACGGCAGCGAGGTCAAGCTGAGCCCGGGCATCGTTGCCAGGTACGTCATCACCGGCGGGCAGCAGGTGGACGACCGCGAGATCTTCGGTTTCATGGCCAAGTGCCAGGCGAGGCACCTCAACCCGCTGGCGGGCGACGCCTACATGACGGCGTACAAGAACAAGAAGACCGGACGCGTCGAGGCGTCGGTCATCGTGTCCAAGGACTACTTCGTGCGTACGGCCACGCAGCAGCCGGGCTTCGACGGCATCAAGGCCGGCGTCGTGGTCTGGGACAAGCGCGCGGGAGACATGCGCTATCGCGAGGGGACCATCTACAGCAAGGCCCAGGAGCAGCTCGTCGGCGGCTGGGCCGAGGTCTACGACAAGGGCCGCAGCCACCCGAGCCGCGCCGAGGTGAGCCTGGACGAGTACGACCAGCACCGCAGCCTTTGGCTCTCCAAGCCCGCGACCATGATTCGCAAGGTCGCGCTGGTGCAGGCCCTCCGCGAGGCGTACCCGGGGGCATACGGAGGCATATACGACCGCGACGAGATGCCCGAGCCGCCCGAGCCCGTGGCAGCGCAGGCGGCCGAGGTCGAGCGCGAGGCGGAGGTGCAGGCCGCCGTGCAGGCGCCCGCGCCCGTCCCTGCGGACGAGCACGACGCCGAGGACGCGGAGCACGCGGCTGAGGCCGACGCGCAGGCGCAGGCGGAGTACGAGGCTGAGTACTACGACGAGGACCAGGAGTTCTAGCGATGGGATGCATCAACAAGGCCGCAATCAGCGGCAACCTCACGCGCGACCCCGAGCTGCGCACCACCCAGTCCGGCACGGCGGTGCTCTCGATGGCCGTTGCCGTGAACGAGCGCGTGAAGAGCGGCGACCAGTGGGAGGACCGCCCGAGCTACGTGGACGTGACCGTGTGGGGCGCACGCGCCGAGGCGCTGAGCAAGTTCCTTCGCAAGGGCCTGCGGGTCGCGGTGAGCGGGCGCCTGCGCCAGGACCGCTGGCAGGACAAGCAGACGGGCGAGAACCGCAGCCGCCTGGGCATCGTGGCCGACGAGGTGGACGTCATGACGCCGCGTGACGGAGCGCAGGGGCGCCAGGCGGTAAGCCAGCCACAGGCGGCGCGGACGCCATACGCGGCGCCTCCGGCGTCCCCGGCAGACCCGTACGACGACGAGGACGTTCCGTTCTAGAGAGGGGCATTGATGTACGCATACGCGGAGGAGACGGTGCGCCGCGCCATGCGCGCGGAATACGAGGGCTGCACCTGCGGGTGCTGCCGACATGCGCGCGCAATCGAGTGGCCGTGGGACGAGGACCGCACGGCCCTGGACGCTGGTGCTCGAGGCCCTCTCCCGAGCCACAGGCTCGAGGACGGCTGGGCGTGGTGCGACTACGTGGAGGGTCTGGTGCGCAAGGCGAGGCCCGCGTACACGGACGAGGACGGCGAGTGCGGCGCCTACGGGCGCGCGTAGGGAGGACGAGGATCATGGCGAGGCATCAAGTTCCGCCGCTGACGGCGGTTGAGCGCGAGGACCACAGGCTCAGGGCCATCGAGGCGCGAAAGCAGCGCGCGCGGATGCTTGGCGGCGTGCGCGAGGGCCGAGTGGACCCGCGTGGCGTGCTGATGCGCCGCGACCGCGTGGCCATGCGCACGAGGGTCGAGGCGCTCCTGCGGGCCATGCCGGGCGTCGGTCCGGCGAGGGCACAGGCCGCCATGCGCGAGCTCGGCATATCGCCGCGCCGTCGCGTGGGCGGACTCGGCCCCAGGCAGCGCGAGCGTCTGGGCGCGTGGATAGCGTCCAGGGAGGACTAGCGATGGCGACGAGGGGCGGCGGCGTCTACTTCCCCGTGGACGCGGGATTCTGCGACACGCAGGCCGCGCGGCAGGTCACGCGCCGGTTCGGCCCTGCGGGCTTCTGCGCCTACGTGCGGCTGCTGTGCATGATGCTGCGCGAGGACGGCGGCCGCCTCTCGGTCGCCCTGGACGACGACTGGGCCGACGTCGCGGACCAGCTCGGGATGACCGAGGACGAGGCACGCGAGCTCGTGGCGGTGCTCTCCCACTACGGCGCCGTGGTCCTGGACGACGGGACGCTGTGGAGCCCGCTCGTCTCGGCGTCCGTGGCGGCACGCGAGAAGAAGCGCGATGCGGCCATCAAGGGTAACGAGAAGCGCTGGGGCAAGCGAGACGGAGACGCATCGCACAGCGAATCGCAATGCGAATCGCAATGCGAATCCACTAACTAACTAACTAACTAACTAACTAACTAACTAAAGACTCACTAGTAAGTCTCACGTACTAGAGAGTCAACCTAACAAGCAAGGAGGGCGAACCTCGATGTTGAAAACTTCCGAGAATGTTGAAAAGTCTGCCAAGGCGCGCGAGGACCTCGCGGAGGAGATTCGCGCGGTGGGGATGTGCGGAGACGGGAAGGGAAACCGCGTGCACGTCTTCCGCGCCGCCCTCGCCGACTGGGCGCGCCGCGTGGAGGAGTGCGAGTGGGGCAGCGGCGTGCTCATGGCACCGCGCGACCGCAATGACGTGCCGCTGCTCCTCGGTGACTTTGTGCGCAGGGAGAAGGACGGCGTGACTGGCGAGGTGCGCAGGATCTCATTCCGCAAGGAGCGGGACGCGCACACCACTACGGTCGAGATCTACACCACGAGGCTCGGCACCGTCTTCTGCGCGCCGTGCGACCTGGAGCACGCGTCCGCGAGCCCGCAGGAGCGCATCCGCGAGTGGGTGAGGCGCGCCAATGCCGACGAGCACATGGACCTGCGCGAGCTCACCGACATAGCCAACGACATGGACGCGGAGGCCATGAGGTGAGCGAGGAGCTGCGCCCCTGCCCCTTCTGTGGCGGCAGGGCCGAGTACAGGGGGACGGGACAGGTCTACGTGAGGTGCCTCGTGTGCGGCGCGCGCTCGCGGGGCACGGTCGAGCGCTACAGGTCTAACCTCGCGGCGCTGTGGAACATGAGGACGGAGGACAGGCGCCATGACAAAGATTAGCGACGAGATCCGCCAGTGGGGCATCGACACATATAGCGGCGACGAGATACGCGCGATAAAGGAGCTTCGCGCTCTGGCAGACCGCATCGACCGCGAGCTGGTCGAGCTGCCACGCGACGCGGACGGAGCGCCCATCCACGTGGGCGACACGGTGTATCTGGACGATGGGCGCAAGTACCATGTATCCCGTGTCAACATTGCGCGGGACCATACAAGCATCGACGTCAATCCGTGCGGAACTGGCAGACTCTTCTTCTCGATAGAACCAACACGCTTCACCCACATTGCCCCAGACAGCCTGGAGCGCATCGCCGACGAGCTGGAGGCGTGGTGCGACCGCGTGGACGTGGACGGTGACGCCTGCGATAAGCCGCGCGACCTCGTGGAGCGCATCCGCAAGCTGCGCGAGCTGGGGGTGGAGGTGTAAGGATTGAAAATAACCATCTTTTCGGAAGAGCTGCGTAAATGTCTCAGCGCCGCTGGTCTGTCCGATTGTGGCGAGAATGACACGTGGAACTATTGGTACCAGCGTCTTATGAATGCTTACAACGAATCCGTTGAACGGCAGATAATGACCGAGCAAGCCGAGAACGCCAAGCTGCGGGAGCTGGTGCGGGACATGTACGCCTGCATTAAGGCGTTGTGTTCGATGGTCGAGAACAGTCCCGGTTGCTCGATGTGTCTGACCAATCAGGACGAGGAAAAGCCGTGCGCAGCCGCCGACGTGTACTGTCGCATGCGCGAGTTGGGGGTGGGCGAATGAGCGAGTACGTTGTTGATTTCGGAGACAAGAGCAGCGCGTTCGTCGGACTTGCGATGGCAGAAGCCGAAAGCCACGGGGCAACTCTCAAAGAGCGCATCGTGCGGTGCAGGGATTGCGAGCGCTTTGCGGTTGACCAGAGCGACCACGACTATCGCACTGGCTGGTGGTGCAAGCGATGGTACACCGACATGGTCAAGCCCGACGGCTTCTGCGCGTGGGGCGAGACGGAGGAGGGCGAGATATGAGCGACGAGAGCATATGGCGTATGCGCGTGCTGAGCACGGCCATGCCAGAGTACGTGGGCGAGCTTGTCCGCTGCAAGGACTGCGCATACCACGACGAGCGCGGATACATGCCGGGGCGCGTCACGTGCAGGATGCACAGCGGCATCTGGGGCAAGGATGACTTCTGCTCCAAGGCCGAGAAAAAGGAGGACTAGCGATGACACCGACTAGAAACGAGCGCCGCGAGGTGGCGGAGAAGCTGAGGCATGCATCGCATACGGACGCGAACCTTGACGTGACCATAGCAATCGCAATCCTCGATACCATCGGCGAGGTGCATCGTCCAATCGCTGCGGTTGTCGCCGACCTCATCGACCCGACGTGTACAAGCGTGCTGGCTAAAGATAAGTGCTCAGTGTGCGGAGAGCCACTTGGCAGTCACGCGAATTACTGCCCTAAGTGCGGCGCAAGGGTGGTGAGCGACGATGAATAGCTTCGAGAACAGCTCGATAGGAAGCGTGTCGGTGAAAATCGGCGTGACGGCAGAGCCGAGCGACGAGTTCAGCGATGTCGCATATGCGCTTGGTTTCGTCCGCGTCGTGCCGTGCTCTGACTGCGCATATCGGGGCACACATGACTGCCCGGCTAAGGACAGCGCGGAGTGCATGGCCTTTTGCTCGAGCGGAAGGAAGAGAGACGATGACCAGCGATGAGCGCGTAGAGATTGCGGAAAAGCTGCGTAAGACTCACGGGATCATGGCATTCGTGGATGCGCTTGGCATCGACCTCGACAGTGATTGGTGCTGGACGGACGTGAGCAAACGCGTGGCAGACTTGATTGACCCAACGTGCCACGTTGTGACTTCGGGCGAGCGTCGCGGCAGGCCCATCGGCAGCGCGTGCTCGGTGTGCCACGCGCCGCTCTACCCTTCGACGGCATGGGCACATGGCATGCGGTACTGCTCGCAGTGCGGGCATAGGGTGGTGGACGATGGCGATTGACGTACTGCTGTGGGTGATGCCCGTGCCGTGGTGGGCGTGGTGCGCGTGGACGGTGCTCTGGGCCGTCGTGCTGGCGTGCCTGGTATGGGTGTGGCGATGACGGCGGCACGCGATGGGTCAAATGCCCCACGTGCCCCAAGAATCCGCGAAGCGTGGTCGTGGTCGGAGCTCCAGGAGGTATGGCGTCACCCGGACATGACGGCCGCCGAGCTCTCAGAGGCGCTGCCGGGCCGCACGCCGAAGGCAATACGGCGCGTGCGGGAGCGCTACGGCCGGTGGCGCACCGAGGGCGTGGTGCCGCTGTGCCAGAGGTGCGGCGAGCACCCAGTGCACGTGTCCGACCCGCAGGCGCGGCGCTGGGGCCTGTGCCGCGAGTGCGCGCAGGCCGAGAAGGACTGGCGGGACAGGAACGCAGAGCGATTGGACCGCGAGAACGCCGCGCGCAGGCAGAGGAAGCACAAGAGGAGGGGCGGAAGCTGATTCCGAAGCGCGTGTGAAGCGCGCATCCTCATTACAGGAATAATGAGCACGTCAGGATTGGGGCCGCGCGAGCGGTCCCTTTTCGTATGGTCGCTGGCGCGCCAGATTTTACAGTCCATAAAAGGCGCGGCATTGTCTGCTGGCACCGTGCCCGCGCCGCGACAATCTCTGGCATGGGAGCAGCGGGAGTAGACGGATATACGCGGGCATGGTCAGAGCCAAGTCAGCTAGAGCGCGTGACCAACTGGGCAGCGCGCGGCTGCACCATGCAGGAGATCGCGCACAACATGGGCGTCAACCCGAGGACGCTGTACACATGGTGCAATAGGCACCAGGAGCTTGACGGGGCCATACGCTCGGGCCGTGCGATGAGCGTCGAGTGTATCGAGAACGCCCTTTTTCGTGCGGCGGTCGGCGACTGGTACGAGGAGACCGAGGTCACCGAGACGGACGCCGGTGGTGGCGTCAGGACGCGCAGGACGAGGGTGCGCAAGGCGCCGAGCGTCTCCGCGCAGATCTTCTACCTGAAGAACCGCGCAGGATATCGCGACAACCCGTCGCCACGGCCCGAGGACGCAGCGGCAGGCACGCCGGACGACCCGCTGAGCGCGGCGCTGGACGAGGTCGCGCGCGGCCTGGAGGACGGACGCAATGGGGCTTAGCGAGAAGCAGCTCCAGGTGCTGGCCTTCCCGCGCACCGGCTACGACGCCCTGGTGTGCGACGGGTCGGTGCGCTCGGGCAAGTCGAGCGTAATCAGCGTGGCCTTCGTTGATTGGGCCATGCGTACCTTCAGCGGCCAGCGCCTCGGCATCTGCGGCAAGACCATCGACGCAGCGCGCAAGAACGTCGTGGAGCCCTACATGGCGATGACGTGGCCAACCCGCCACATGGGGTACCAGCTGCGCTGGCGCGGCGGCGAGAACGTGCTGGAGGTCACGTGGCGCGGCCGCACGAACTCCTTCGAGGTGTTTGGTGGCAAGGACGAGGGCAGCCGCATGCTCATCCAGGGCCGCACGCTCGCAGGCGTGCTCATGGACGAGGTCGCCCTCATGCCGCGCAGCTTCGTGGAGCAGGCAATCGCGCGCTGTTCGGTGCCAGGCTCGCGCCTGTGGTTCGACTGCAATCCCGAGGGCCCGACGCACTGGTTCAAACAGGAGTGGATAGACGGCGCGGAGGGCAAGAACGCCCTGCGCCTGCACTTCACCATGGAGGACAACCCGGGCCTCACGCCTGAGGTTCGGGCGCGCTACGAGCGCATGTACAGCGGCATCTTCTACCGCCGCTACGTCCTCGGCGAGTGGGTGCGCGCCGAGGGGCTGGTCTACCCGGACCACGAGGCGGCGCTGGAGGGGGCGTGGCGGCCCGACGACGGCGCCCGCGTGCGCTGGGCAGTCTCGATCGACTACGGCACGCAGAACGCCTTCGCGGCGCTGCTGTGGGCGCACCAGGGCGGCGTCTGGCATGCCGTGCGCGAGTTCTATTACAGCGGGCGCACCGAGGGCCACCAGATGACCGATGCGGACTATGCGAGCCGCGTCGAGGCGCTGTGCGCGGGCGTGCCCGGCGAGGTCGAGGTGATAGTGGACCCGTCCGCAACGAGCTTCATGGCGGAGCTGCGGCGGCGCGGGCAGCGCTTCCGCGTGCGGCACGCCCGCAACGACGTGGCAGACGGCATCCGCGAGACGGCGGCGTGCATGCAGGCGGGCCTCGTGCGCATCGGCCGCGAGGCGTGCCCGGCCCTCGTGCGGGAGCTGGGCGGATACGTCTGGGACGAGGCCCACGGAGACGGCGAGAAACCGCTGAAGGTCGAAGACCACGCCTGCGACGCCCTGCGCTACCTGGTGGCCACAGAGCGCGTTATCAAGGCGGTTGAATCCCCTGATAGCAGCTATAGGAGCGTCTTCGGGAGGTAGGGCATGCCAGAGCCGTCGAGCCGCAGGAGCATGAGGACGTGGCAGGACTTCGAGCGCGCGGTGGCGGGCGGCAGGCGCGAGGCTTTCGTGCTAGAGGCCATAGACGCGCACGTGCACGGCCCGCTGTGCCGCACGGCGCTCGACGCCGACGAGTACGACCACCAGCGGAACGTGACCATAAACCGCTACGTCCAGACCATCTTCACCCTCACGGGCTCGCCCGTCGAGGACTTCACGGCGAGCAACGCAAAGGTGGCGTCGAACTTCTTCAACCGCCTGAACACACAGCGGTGCATGTACAGCCTGGGCAACGGCGTGACCTTCGCGTCCGCCGACGCCGACGGTGATGCAGCCAGGGAGGCGCTCGGCGTGCGCTTCGACCACGACCTGCGCGACTGGGCCTATGCCGCGCTCATCCACGGCGTGGCCTTCGGCTACTGGTCCGGCACGCGCCTCTACACCTTCGAGGTAACGGAGTTCGTCCCGCTGTGGGACGAGGTCACGGGAGCCCTGCGCGGCGGCATCCGCTTCTGGCGCCTGGACGCCGACCGACCAATGACCGTGACGCTGTACACCGAGCAGGGTTACATGTCGTGGGTCACGGAGGACACCGGGAGCGGGCGCCGCCTGCGCATGGTGCAGGACCTCACGCCGTACCGCACGCAGGTGGCGACATTCCCGGACGGCACGCAGGAGGTCGTGGGCGAGGGCAACTGGGACGGGGCGCTGCCAATCGTCGCGATGTGGGGCAGCCGACTGCACCAGTCCACGCTGGTGGGCATGCGACAGGCCATAGACAGCTACGACCTCATCCAGTCCGGATTTGCCAACGATTTGACGGACGTGTCACAAATCTACTGGATCGTGGAGAACTGTGGCGGCATGAGCGACGCCGATCTCGCCCGCTTCCGCGACCGCCTGAAGGTGCTGCACATCGCCAACGCGGACACGGACAATGGCGGTAAGGTCACGCCGTACACGCAGGAGATACCGTACCAGGCGCGCCAGGCATACCTGGAGGGTATCGAGCGCCGCATCTACCGAGACTTCGGCGGCCTGGACGTGAGCGCCCTGAGCGCCGGGAGCAAGACGGCCACCGAGATAGAGGCCGCGTACCAGCCCATGGACGAGAATGCGAGCGACTTCGAGTACCAGGTGTCCATTGCCGTGCAGCGCCTGCTCGCGCTCCTCGGCATCGAGGACGCCCCCGAGTTCAAGCGCCAGCGCGTCACCAACCAATTGGAGCAGGTGCAGATGGTCGCGCAGGAGGCGCAGTGGCTCGACCGCGAGACGGTCCTCCGCAAGCTGCCGAACGTGAGCCCGGGCGAGGTGGCTGAGATACTGGCCCGCTCCGACGGGGACGACGCCGAGCGCTTCGGAGTCTCGGGCGGTGACGACGACGGGGCCGAGGCATGACGTACTCGGACCCCGCGCACGACGCCACGGACGCCGAGATAAGGCGCCTCGCCAAGCGCCTGCACGCGGCATACGGCAAGGCATACCGCGAGATGGAGCGCAAGGCCAAGGACGCGCTTGCGCGTCAGTCAAAGGCGGATGCCGAGATGGTACGCCGCGTCTCGGCGGGTGACATGACCACCGACCAGCTGGTCGCATGGCGCAAGGGACGCGCGGCGGACACCACGTGGTACACGCAGATGGTCGCTGAGCTGGCGCTCGAGATGAGGCTGTGCGACGAGCGGGCGGAGGAGATCGTGAACGGCGCCGCCCCGAAGGTCTTCGCCGACAACGCGAACTTCGGCGCGTTCCAGGTCGAGCAGGCGGCCAAGGTCGACACGTCTTGGACCCTCGTGGACGCCGACACAGTGAACACGCTCGTGCGCGACCACCCGGACCTGCTGCCACGGGTGAGCCCCAAGCCGTCGAAGGCCGAGGCGTGGGCGCGGAAGAAGATCACGAGCGCCATAACCCAGAGCGTGCTCGTCGGCGACTCCGTGCCGGCCGCGTCCAGGCGCCTGCGCTCGGTCGTGGACATGGACGAGCGCGCGGCCACGAGGGCCGCGAGGACGGCGCTCACGGGTGCCGAGAACGCCGGGCGCGTCTCGTCGTACGACCGTGCGCGCGGCATGGGCATCGACGTGCGGGCGCGCTGGATGGCGACGCTCGACAGCCGCACGCGCGACAGCCACAGGCAGCTCGACGGAGAGGTCGCGGGCGATGACGGCAAGTTCAGCAACGGCCTGCGCTACCCCGGTGACCCCGAGGGCCCGGCGTCCGAGGTGTGGAACTGCCGCTGTACCCTGGTGGCGTCGATACCCGGCCACGACGTCTTCGAGGGCCGCGACACGCATGGGCTTGAAACCAGCTACGAGGACTGGAAGGCTGGGCACGACCCGAAGCGGCAGGAGCCAGCAGACCGCACCATGGCAAGCTTCTTCCAGATGCCGGGCACCATCGCGAAGCTCAACGCGTCCGGCGTGAGCATGACTGAGGCTCGGCGCAGCCTCACTGAGCAGCTTGGGGAGTACGGCATCTCCTCGGGCAGCTTCCGCAAGCTCAGCAGAGGGGACCAGCAGAAGGCGCTGGATGCCGCGCTGTCACGCGCGCTCGGCAAGCTCCGCCCATCCGCCAAGAGGCCAGCAGACGAGCAGCCCGCCCTGAAGCAGTTCAGGTACAAGGGGCCGGGCTTCATGGCGGCCGAGAAGAGCCTCGCCGCAGTCAACCCGCACTTTTCCGAGGGCTACAAGTGGCAGAACAACTGCCAGCGCTGCGTCGTGGCATGGGAGCTAAGGCAAAGGGGCTACGACGTGATCGCGAGGCCGTTCGCCGCGCATGACGACATAGGGGACAGCGGAGTTGTGTGTTGGGAGTTCGACCACAATGCCTGGTCTAACGACAGCGAGCTGGTCAAGTTGAGCAAAGGAAAGAAGAAGTTTAAGCAGGCGGTGAGCGACGCATTCGAAGAATGGGGCGACGGGGCGCGCGCTGTGATAAGGGTCAAGTGGGACCGCAGACACGGCGGAGGCGGACACTTCTTCAGCGCGAGGCGCGAGGGTGATAAAATCGTCTACGAGGACCCGCAGGCTGGGACCGTCCGAGACATAGACGCTACACTCGACAATTGCTCAAGTGGACCCTTGCAGCTGTGGATGATGAGGGTAGACGACAGGAACCTCACCGGCCTTGTCAAGGAGGCTGTCAAGAATGCGTAGAGAGAGCGCGGCGAATGGGCGAGACCCGAAGTTGATGAGCGACGAAGAGCTGGGCAAGGAAATGGCGAAGAGGTACGGGGATGACTTCGACTTCAAGGAACTAGACGTAGACGACCCACTTGTCGCTGAGTTCCTCGACAGGATTTCTAGAGGCCAGTAGAATCACGAGCGACTCCCGCACCATAGCCCGCATCATGGGCGCCATCGGCTCGATTCTGTAGCCAAATTCCAACACTTGACCGACATTTAGGCCCTCGCCACCACGGCGGGGGCCTTTTCCATGCCGCGTTACCGTGCGGCGACCATGCACTAGGGGTGATGTGGCATGGAGAACGTCGAGGTCCACGTGACGGCGGACAACACGCAAGAGGCCCACGAGCTCATGCGCGCCGCGATAGCGCGCGGCCTGGAGGAGATGGGGCTCGTCGCCGAGGGCTACGCGAAGGCTGGATGTCCAGTGGACACGGGCCGCCTGCGCAACTCGATAACGCACGTGCGGGAGTCAGAGACCACCGAGGCCATAGGCACCAACGTCGAATATGCGCGATACGTCGAGTTCCGCGAGGACGTGAGCCACAAGAACGGACACGCGCACTTCCTGCGCGACGCTGCATCAGAGCACACGGCGGAGTACGCGCAGATAATGCGCTCCGCGCTCGGCGGGGACTAGCCCGTTACCGTGGCCGGATGCTGTCCCGCGAAGAGCGGGGCAAAGCATCGCCCCGCCCCACGCGGCAGGGAACGCCGCACGACGCCCGAGGAACCGGGCGGATACGGAGGGGCAATGGCACTCACGCGAAAGATGCTCAGGGCAATGGGCATCGAGGACGACAAGGCGGACCAGATCATCGACGCACACGCCGAGACCGTGGACGCGCTGAAGCAGCAGGTCGCGGAAGCGGGCAAGGGCGGTGAGGACGCGGCGGCGCTCCGCAAGCAGGTGGAGCAGCTGAAGGCGGACCTCGCGAAGGCCCAGGAGGCGGGCGACGCCGACGGGATGAAAGCCAAGTACGAGGAGGAGCACAAGGCCTTCGAGGACTACAAGGCGCAGGTGGCCGCGAAGGACGCCGACCGCACCAAGCGCTCGCTCTACCGCAAGCTCCTCACTGACGCGGGGGTGGACCCCAAGAGGGTGGACGCGGTTCTCCGCGTCTCGGACCTCTCCAAGGTCGAGGTAAAGGACGGCGCCATCCAGGGCGCCGACGAGTTGGAGAAGGGCATCAAGTCGGACTGGGCGGACTTCATCCCGACCACGTCCACGCAGGGCGCAGAGCCCGCGACCCCTCCCAAGGCGGGCGCAGAGCCCGAGCCCGACTACTCCAAGATGACCGCGACCGAGTACATCAACTGGAAGCACTCACAGGGAAAGTAGGCACTAAATGGCAAACACCATCCTCACGACCGACGTCATCGCCGGCGAGGCCCTCGACGTCCTCCGCAACAACGCCGTGATGCCGAACCTCGTCCACCGCGACTACAGCGGCGACTTCGTGCCCGGCGTCGGCAGCAAGATCACCATCCGCAAGCCCGCGACCTTCGAGGCCAAGGAGTTCGCAGGCACCACGACCACGCAGGACGCCACCGAGCAGGGCGTCGACGTCACTATGGACAAGCACCTCGACGTGACCTTCGCCGTCACGTCCAAGGAGCTGACCATGTCCATCACCGACTTCAGCGCAGAGTTCCTGGTGCCCGCCATGCAGGCCTTCCTCGACAAGGTGGACGGCTACCTCATCGCGGCCGCAGTCGCCGGAGCGGGCAAGACCGCCACGACCGCCAACGCCGTCGGGCAGGCCGACATCGTGTCCGCGCGCCAGGCGCTCGTGAAGGCCAAGGCGCCTACCACGGAGCGCTACATGGTCGGCGGCTCCACGGTCGAGGCGGACCTGCTGAAGACCGAGCTCTTCGTCAACGCCAGCGCGACGGGTGACACGGCGGGCCTCCAGGAGGCGAGCCTCGGCCGCAAGTTCGGCATGGACATCTACACCGACCAGAACTGCGAGAACGCCAAGGGCACCGAGGATGACGCCATCCTCTTCCACAAGAACGGCCTCGCCCTCGTGACGCGCCCGCTGGAGCTCCCCATGGGGGCGGCCAAGTCCTCCGTCGCCAACTACGACGGCTTCGGCATCCGCGTCGTGTACGGCTACGACATGGCGACCAAGACCGACACGATCTCGCTCGACATGCTCTGCGGCGTCTCCGTGCTCAACAAGGGCCTCATCAGCGTCATCAAGCGCACGGTGGCGGGCGCCTAATGGCCGCCATGCTGGGCGCGGTCCTCGCGTGCATCAACAACCGCTTCGAGGGTGAGCCCGTGCGCGGGCTCTGGTCCGTGTCCGCAGGCGAGCTCGTGCCCGCCTCCGGGCAGGAGCTGCCGCTCGCGTCTGGCCAGTGGTGCGTAATCGCGGGGTCCGCGCTCAACGACGGCCTGCACCAGCGCGGCGCCGGCGGCCTGGCCACCGAGGACTTCGAGGGCACCGTCACGCCGCTGCGCATACCGCGCGACCTGCTGGACCTCGTGGACGAGATAGGGGCGTGGCAGGACGCGCACGGCGCTGACGCCACCGTGGCCTCGGAATCCTTCGACGGCTACAGCTACAGCCGCGCCACGGACCCGTCCACGGGGCTCCCGGCCACGTGGCAGGCAGCCTTCCGCTCGCGCCTGAACCCATGGAGGAAACTGTGACGGTCGCGGGGCTCACGGGCCTCGTGGCCCGCATGGCGCAGCGCTGCACGCTGCTCGTGCGCACCGTGGCCGACGACGGAGCGGGCGGCACCGTGGAGTCGTGGGCGGACGGCAGGACCTTCGACGCCGCCGTGAGTGCGACTGGCCCGACGAACGCCATGCAACTGGCCGGTCGTCCCGACGCCGTGGCCCAGTGCACCATGACATGCCCGCTCGGCACGGCCCTTGTACTGCACGACCGTGTGCGCTGCGCAGACGGTCGCACGCTCAGGGTCATGTCGGAGGCGCCTGCACGGCACACGCCGGGCGTGGCGTCCTTTGCCTTCGAGCGCTACGAGTGCGAGGAGGTGGCCGATGCCTAGCCAGACGGCTGCCGTGCACGCATGGCTGGAGAAGGCCATCGGCATCAAGTGCCACACCGAGGGCGACGTGCCCACGGACGCACGCGTGCCGTACGCGACACACCGGATACCAACGGGCACGTGGGGTGCCACGTCCTCCATGGAGGTGGACGTGTGGTGCGAGCACGGCCACACGGCCGAGGCTGCGGGGTACGCGGGACGCCTTCGCACGGCGCTCGGGATGGGCGGCGCCATCGTCTCGTGCGACGGCGGTGCCGTTGTCCTGAGGCGAGGCACGCCCTTCGCGCAGCCCGTGGCGGACGACCGCGCCGAGCGCATGTACATAAACGTCGATATCGAGTACCTGACCTCGGACTAGAGGCCAGGGGAGAGGGGCGAGGATGCCCAAGTACACCCGCATCCCAGCGGACACCTTCAAGCAACTTACGATTAACGCAGGCCTCGTGCTGAACAAGTTCGACACGAAGACCGGGACCGTGGCGGAGGAGGACATCCTCTTTGCCACCAGCGGCGGCTCCACCTTCACGGCCAAGCCGTCCTTCACCGACTACGGGGACGACATCGACAACTGCGCCGCGAACATGATGGAGCTGAAGCGCATCGACTCGTGGGACGTCACTCTGAAGGGTACGGCGCTGACCGTCACGCCGGCCACCGTCGCGTCCATCGCGGGCGCCGCCGACATCGACGGCACGGACAAGACCAAGGTGGTGCCGCGCAAGGACCTGAAGACGAGCGACTTCTCCGACATCTGGTGGGTCGGCGACTACGGCACCGACGGCTTCATTGCCGTCCACCTCGACAACGCCCTCTCGACGGGCGGCCTGAGCATCAAGGCCGACGACAAGAAAAAGGGAGAATTCGACTTCGAGTACACCGCCCACACGTCCATGTCCGCACAGGACACCGTGCCCTTCGAGGTCTACGTGTCCGCCGGCACCACGGCGTAGGGGGTGGCGGAATGAAGATCTCCGACATCCCGGCAGACCGCGCCTTCGACGTCCTGGCAGACGTCGCCGGTCCGCTCTCCAACATCGTGAGCGATGCAGATGCCATGTCGTCCATCTCGGCCGCGTCAAGCACCGACGCGGTGCGTGCCGTCGGCGAGATTGCGCGCACGCACAAGGACGACTTGAACGCCATCCTCGCTGCCGTCGCCGGCAAGTCCGTAGAGGACTACCTCGCGGGCACCAACGCACTGGGGGTCATCAACGACGCCGTGGAGCTCCTCACGGATGAGGGCATCGCCGATTTTTTACCCTCGCCGCAGACGGAACCCTCCCAGTCTGCATAGGGGAGTACGCGGGGCCGCAGCGTGCGGCCCCGTTCCTCGCCTACTGCCGCGCGCGACAGCGCAGGGACAGGCGCGACTGGGCCGTGGCCTGCTACGTGGCCGAGAGCCTGCGCCTGGCACCCGAGGGGAAGGCGCTGGGCCGTCCAGTGTGGGATGTCGTGGCAGAGCAAGGCGGCGTCGGCAGGCGGACGCACGGGTCGTCCGCGACGTATGACGGCATCCTCGGGCACTTCCGCGCCCGAGGGCTCGTGAAGTGAGGTGAGACATGGACCTGCTTGACCTCATGGTCACGATAGGGGCCAAGGACGAGGCATCCGACAAGGTCTCGGGCATCGGCAGCCGTATCACGGGCGTGCTCGGCGGTGCGGCCAAGGTCGGGGCGGCGGCGATAGGCGCCATAGCGACGGGAGTGTCCGCGCTCACGGGCGCGGCGCTGAAGTCATACAGCGAGCACGAGCAGCTCGTCGGAGGTGTGGACAAGCTGTACGGCAGCGCGTCCGGACGCCTCCAGCAGTACGCGGCGCAGGCATACCAGACCAGCGGCATGAGCGCGAACCAGTACATGCAGCAGGCCACGTCCTTCTCTGCGGCGCTCATCACGTCCCTGGGCGGAGACACCAAGGCCGCAGCCGACCTGGCAAACACCGCCATGGTCAGCATGAGCGACAACGTGAACGTCTTCGGCAGCAACGTCGAGGACGTGCAGAACGCATACCAGGGCTTCGCCAAGCAAAATTATACGATGCTTGATAATTTGAAGCTTGGCTATGCGGGAACCAAGGAGGGGATGGAGCAGCTCGTCCACGCGGCGTCCACGTACAAGGACGCGCAGGACGAGTGCAACCTTTCGGTGCAGGACGGCGACCTGAGCTTCGCCAACATAGTGAAGTCCATCCAGGTCGTGCAGCAGCACATGGGCATCGCGGGCGACACGGCAGAGGAGGCCATGCACACGATCCAGGGCTCCGTCACGATGGCGAAGGCCGCCTGGGACAACTGGGTCGAGGGCCTCGGAGACGACAACGCCGACATGTCAGGGCTCACGCAGCAACTCCTCGACTCCGTGGACGCGGTGGTGCAGAACGTCGCGCCGCGCATCGGCAAGATAGGCGCGACCATCGTGCAGGAGCTGCCGAGCGTCGCACAGTCGGTGGCATCCGCGCTCCCGACCATCGCAGGCCCCATAATCACGGCAGCCGGTGGCGTCGTAAAGCAGGTCGTGACGGGCATAGGGCCCGCCTTGCAGTCGGCGCTGGGCAGCCTGGACTCCATCGTGTCGCAGGCCATCGGCCACGCGGCGGCGGCAGGAATTGACGTCACGCCGATACTGCGGTATCGCGACGAGGCAAAGGCGGCCTTCGACAACCTCGTGACCACGGCGCAGAACGTCGGCAAGGCCTTCCAGGACTCCTTTGCGAACGTGGACCTGAGCGCGCTGAAGTCTGGCCTGCAATCCATCATCGACCTTCACGAGCGCATGACGCAGGGGCTCGCGAACATCGACTGGAGCCCGCTCACGGACGGGCTCGCGGCGGGCCTCCAGCACCTGTCCGACATAGCGGGGCCCGCAATGTCGAGGCTCACGGAGGCCCTGTCCGACCCGACCGTGCAGCAGGGCGTGCAGTCCCTCGTTGACATCATCGGCACCCTGGCCGAGATACTCGGCGGCGTGCTCGGCGTCGCGATAAACGTCGTCCTCGGGCTCGTCCAGGGCGTAATTCTCGTCATATCAAATGTCCTCATCGCCATTGACGCCGTGAAGAACGGTATCGTGACGGGCGTCAGCGCGGCAATCTCCTTCTTTGCGCAGCTGCCGGGGGCAATCGGAGGCTTCCTCGGGTCCGTGATCCAGTCCGTGGTGTCGTGGGCGACGGGCATCGTGAGCCATGCGACCTCCGCAGGCTCCCAGTTCGTGAACGCCGTCGGAACATTCTTCGGGCAGCTTCCGGGCAGGGTCGGCGGCTTCCTGACGTCCGTAATCGGTCGCGTGGTGTCGTGGGCGTCTCAGATGGCATCTCACGCCACCTCCGCAGGCTCGCGCTTCCTGAGCGGCATCGGGTCGGCCATGACGTCGCTCCCCGGACGCATCGGAGGATTCCTGAGCTCCGCGCTCGGCAAGGTCGCGGCCTTCGCCGGGTCCCTGGCCACGCGCGCCGTCCAGGCAGGCCAGGGATTCCTGCGCGGCATCCAGGGCGGCTTCCAGCAGGCCGTGTCCTTCGTCGGGGGCATCCCCGGGCGCATCAGGGGGGCAATCGGAAACCTCGGCGGGCTGTTGCTGGGGGCCGGCAAGAGCGTCATGGACGGCCTGCTGAACGGCCTGAAGAGCGGCTTCGGCGCCGTGAAGGACTTCGTCGGAGGCATCGCGGACTGGATCAAGAGCCACAAGGGCCCCATCGAGTACGACCGCAGGCTCCTGATACCGAACGGCATGGCCATCATGGCGAGTCTTGCGGACGGCCTGACGAGCGGCTTCGAGGGCAGCGTCGCGCCGTACGTGCGGTCGGTCGCGGGCGGCATATCTGACGCCCTGACGGCGCCCTTCGACGTGAGCGCAGCGGGCGTCGTGGACGTGCAGCAGCGCGGCGTGTCGACGGCCGTGCAGCAGGGCAACGAAGAGCTGGAACGGTGGCTGGAGACGCGGCTTGGGCCCATCATCGAGAGGTACGCGCCCACGGCCACGCCGAGGGAGTTCGGGCGTATGGTTAGGAGCTACGCATGAGGAAGGTCACATACACGACGGCGAGCGGCGACGCGGCCTCCGGCACGACCTTCGACCTGAGCTCCGCCAAGGCCATCGGCTGGGGCAACGACCTGCTTGGCTGGTCGTGGGACGCCGACAAGGACACGGGGGCCATCACGCGCGCCGCGCGCACGTACGAGATGGAGATCGTGGCCATAGACGTCTCCGCCTTCGATGAGCTGTCGCGATGCATGGAGCAGGATGCCGTGGCAGGCCGCATGGGCACGCTCTCCGTGGACGGGTGGGAGCTGTCGTGCGCGGCCAAGACGGCTGCGCCCAAGCACGTGGGAGACGGCATCGTGAGCGCAAAGCTCACCCTGTACGCCACCGACCCCACGTGGCGCCGCATCACGCGACACGCGCTCGTGCCCGAGTCTGGCACGCAGACCGAGACCACGGGCCTCGACTACCCCACGGACTATGGGTACGACTACGCGGGCACGTCGCGCAGCAGCGGCATCGAGTCCTTCTCGCTCGCAGTCGAGTCGTCAATCCGCGTCACCTTCTGGGGACCGTGCACCAATCCCTACTGCACCGTGACGTCGCGCAGCAACGCGACGAGCGTGTCAAACCGCTTCGGCGTTAATGCGAGCGCGGAGACTGGCGAGCGCATCGTGATAGACCCGCTCGGGCGCCACACGGTCGGGTCGAGCGTGTACAAGGTGGGAGCATTCGGCGAGCGCACGAACCTCTTCGACTCGCGCGTGAGGGGCACCGAGGGCTCGGGCAGCTACGTCTTCGCGACCATGCCAGCGGGGGCGCTCTCCGTCGCGTGGCCGCAGGAGTTCGGCGTCACGCTGGAGACCATCGAGGAGAGAGGCAGCCTCCCGTGGAACTGATCTATACGGACGCGAGCTTTCACGACGTGGGGCTCATCGAGCCATACGACGGGGATTTCGCCTACGGGAACTCGGAAAACGACTTCTCGGTGGACACCACGGGCGACTCGATACCAGAGGTCGGCGCGATGATGTACACCGAGGGAAGCGACGTGGGCGGTATCGTGACCGGCTACTCGTCTGACGCGGCCATGGGCACCTTCTCCGTCGTCGGTGACACGTGGACGGGGGTGCTCGACCGCCGCGTCGTCGGGCCAGACTCTGGAAGCGACTACCTGGCGCTGTCGGGAGACGTGCGCGACACCGTGGCGGCGCTGGTGTCCAGGGCTGGGCTGACGGGGCTCTTTCGCGTCGCCGAAGGCCGCACTGGCATCACCGCAAGCCACACCTTCACGGGCTCCACGTCATCGGAGCAGCAGGACGCCGGGCGATACATGGGCGCGTGGACGGCCATCTGGCAGGTATGCGTGGACCACGGCTGCAAGTGCCGCTTCGCTTGGTCTGACGTCGAGCGCCGCGTGATCGTGACCGTCGCGCGCCTGGCGGACTACACGGACGACGAGGCGCAGTCGGCAGGCCTCGCGACGGTGGGCGTGTCCATCCGCAGGCCCACTAACCACCTTGTGTGCCTCGGCAAGGGCGACCTGAAGGCGCGAGAGGTTCTGCATCTATACGCAGACCGCTCGGGCAACGTCTCGACCAACCAGTCAATCAAGGGAGTGGACGAGATAGCCGAGGTCTACGACGACTCTTCAGCCGAGGGCGACAAGCTGAGGACGGACGGCACGAAGAAGCTGCGAGAGCTGTGGCAGGCGTCGCAGGAGGTCACGGTCAAGAGCGGCACAACATCAGCTGACTTCGACCTGGGCGACGTCATCGGCGGCACCGACCCGTGGTCGGGCCTGACGGCGCGTGCCGTTGTGACGAAGAAGGTAGCCTCCTTCAAGCAGGGCACGCTTACGTACACGTACACATCGACGGTCAGGGGATAGGACATGTCAATCCAAGAAGGCTTCAATCGCTATGCCTGCGACGTGAAGGGGTGCACACAAAAGTGCTATGCGGCACCCGGGACGGACGCGGCGGCTGGATATGTGCGAAAGCAGTATCTAGATCAAAACGGCCAGATGCGCGAATACGTGCTCTGCACCGACCACGCCGCGCAGTGGAACAAACTGCTCGCACTGCACGACCAGCAGGTAACGGCCTTCATTGCGGGGCAGGGCCTACCGACCACCACGACCACGGACGCGAAGTAGGAGGGATAGCACATGGCAATTGAGCTTGTAACGGGGCACTCGGGCGCGGCACATGTCAGCGGCGCGGACGCGGGGGCAATGCACGCAGGCATCTGCGGAAGCGACTCGTACGTGCTGGGCGCGGTTCCGTCCGTCACGATGAGCGACGCAAACACGCTGGTCATCCAGCCGTGCGACCTCATGGTCGAGGGACGCCACGTGCGCCTGAGCGGCACAAACACGCTCTCCATCCGCAGCGGCGCACAGACGGGCAAGCGAAACGATTTGATCTACGTCAGGTACACCTACGACTCTTCCACGGGCGTCGAATCGGCGAGGCTGGGCGTGAAGGAGGGCACGACCGCCACCACCGCGACGGACCCCGCGCTGGACAATCCATCGAGCGTGCTGGACGGCGCGACCATCGCGGACGTGGCCATCGCCCGCGTATCGCTGGACGCCCTCACGCCCACCGCGACGTGGCTCCTGCCGCAGCTGCCGACATTGAAGGCGCTCGGGGATTCCGTATCCCAGAGCACGAAATTCGAGCGGCTGTACGACGGTGATGGCTGGCACATCTGGCACATGGGCAAGCTCGTGATGGTCAATGCATCGGGCGTCAACATCGCTGGCGGCGGCTCGTGGGACTCCACGACGTGCCCGTACACCATACCGTCAGAGCTGCGGCCGCCCGAAAGCATATCGACCAGCGGTATGTCCCGCGATGTCGTGCTGAACACATTGCTCCACGTCGAAACCAGCGGCAAGGTGTCCATCGGCAACGCTGGAGGCTCGGGCTCGGCGAACCGCGCGCGTTGGGCGGCGCTCACGTACATCGCTAGCTAGGACGCCATCACGCCGCCGCGACATATGTGAGCGAGAACGCTAACCAGTTGCCGCCAGAGGACGCTGACTTGTTGGCGACTTTAATGCTCCCGTTTGTGTCTACATACGCCATGTACCGTGCGCTGTCAGGCGATGACTGCACGGTGCATGCGGTCCACGCCTGCCCTCCGTCTGCTGGGGACGGCAGTCCAGTCACCAGAGTCTTTTCTGCCCACGCAGCTGGCATGGTGACTGACGAGAAGAAGCTCACGATCACGATGCGTCCCACGCGCCAGAAGCCGCCAGCGAAGTACTTCTTCGTGGTCGCGTCCGCGAAGGTGGGGCTTAGCGTGACTGGCGCGAGCTGGGATACGGAATCCTAGATGTACTCGCGGCTTACGATAAAAGGTGCTTTCGCATAGAGCACCGTGCAGCTAATCGTCGCTGAATTCCATGTGTTAGTCGGCTGAAAGACGGTGACGGTGCACTTGCCGTTGCTCGTGATCCGTTGCTGGGTGACGCAGAAAGACGCTGCATGGTTGGTCGTCACGTCGGCCACAAGCATGGGCACCCATCCGTCAACCCTGCAATCGACATCAAGGCTATACTCTTTTTCCTTGCTTATCGCTCCCGTTGCCGAGAACTTTTTGACCATCAGGGATACGGAATCCCCTACGTGCCCATGATGGCGGCGGCGTAGGACTTTGCCGCGCGTCGACATATGTCGGACGTCCGCACGAGGTAGTGCTCGAAGCACGTCTGTTGCGTGCTGTGCCCGAGGCATAGGGCCACGTCGGCGAGCGGGGTGCCGCTCCCGATCGATATGGTGGCCCAGGAGTGCCGCAGGCACTGCATCGGCACCCACGGCAGGCCGCGCGTGATGCACCAGCGCTTCAGCGCACGCGCCACCTGGTCTGGTCCCATGGCGCACATGCGGCCGCGCCTTCGCCCGGCAGCGATCTTGCGCAGGCGTTTCAGCGCGAAGGCCGGGAGCGTGAGGACGCGGTCGGACCTGTCCGTCTTCGGAGGCGTCACGACCTCGTGCCCGCCGACGACGTGCATGCCGCGCCGCACGTGGACGCGCCCGGAGCGGAAATCGACGTCGGACCAGTCGAGCCCGCACGCCTCGCACCTGCGCAGACCGAGCGTCGCGGCGCAGAGGACGACCGCCTCGAAGGGAGCGCCAGCTATCCCACGGAGCATGTCGCGCTCCTGGCGCGCCGAGAGCACGCGCGGGCGGTACGGAGCCTTGCGCGGGAGCTCGACGCCTGCCGTAGGGTCGGCGATGCGCAGGCGCAGGCGGCGCATGCACCAGCGGACGACCTGCCGCAGGGTCTTGTAGGCCTTCTCTGCCGCGCCCGCGAGCTCAAATCCGTCCACCCAGCGCTGTACGTCGTCCGGGTCTATGCGCTCGACGTCCACCGAGCCCCAGCGCGGGAGCACGTGGCGCCTGAGGGCGCTCTCGTATCCCTCGATGGTGGTAGCGCGCAGCCTGGCGCGCTTCTCACCCATGTACATGACGACGGCAGTGGAGACTAGCATGGCGTGTCCAATCGACGTGGCATCTACGGAAATCCCAGGGCGCCGCGCGAGGGCGGGCCCCTGGGCGTGTCTGGGATTCTATGCGAGCCCGTGACGCGGCGCACATCATTGCGGCGTAGGGACCGACGATTGGGGGCCAATGGCAATTGACACCTTGGGGGCGGATGCATGCCGCCGATGACGCTGGAGCAGATCGTGGCCGTGGGGTCGCTGATGGTCGCCGTCGCCACGGCCGCGATGGCGCTGAGGCGCGACTCGACGGCCGACAGGGACAGGCAGGCCGCCCGGGCTGCCGAGCGGCGAGCCGTGGCAGACAAGCTGGACAGCATATCCGACATGAGCCGTGAGACGCGCGACACGGTGCGCGAGATGAGTAGTCAGCTCCAGGACCACTCCCGCGAGCTCGCCCGCATCGAGACGCGCGTCGAGGAGCACGACAGGCGGCTCGACCAGATGGAGGCCCGCATCGGCGGGACGGACTAGCAGGTACGAGTAGGTACGAGTAGGTAAGAGCAAGGTTCGAGTAGGACGGAGAAGATCATGAAAAGCGACATGAAGGCATGGGCCAAGGCGGCTGCCGTGCGCGCCGTGAAGACTGCGGCGCAGAGCGCCATCGCGGCCATCGGCGCCACCACGACGATGGGCGGCGTGGACTGGGCCGTGGTCGGCTCGACGGCGCTCCTCGCGGCCATCCTGAGCGCGCTCACCAGCGTGGCTGGAATCCCCGAGGTGGCCGACGGCGCGAGCGTGGCGGCCATCAGGGCGGCGGGCGATGGGGAAGAGTAGGCGCTGCCCGGTCTGCGGGCACCGCATGGTGCCGGAGGTCGGCTGCACGTTCAAGGGCGCCGCGTGGACGGCGTGGGCGTGCCGACACTGCATGCACCGCGAGACCACGCGCGAGTGCCCGCAGTGCCACGAGGAGCACGTTCCCGTGGCGTCGGCCAGGGGACCCGTGTGCCCGAGCTGCGGGCATCGCTACAACGGTTAGGAGTAACCAGATGGCACTTACCTACAATGCGCGCGCGGCCGAGATCATGCTGCACCTCGTGACCCACGCGGCCCACGGATACAGCCAGCCCGCCCGCGCGGGAGACGGCACCATCGAGACGCTCACGCTCAGCGACGGCACGGTCACGACGGTTCATGGCGGCGACTACGACTGCTCAGAGGCCGTGCGCATGTGCTACGTGGCGGCGGGCGTCCTGCCGCGCGGCTGCTACATGTGGACCGGAAACGAGGCGGCGCTGCTCAAGTCCCACGGCTTCGCTGGCGTGGGCCTCGGCGACCTCCGCGTCGGCGACGTGCTCCTGCGCAACGGACACACGGAGATGGTCGTGTCGGTCGGCGGAAGGCTCATGCAGGCGGGCTTCCGAATCTCTGAGCGTCACACAATCAGTGGAGTGAAGGGCGACCAGACCGGATGGGAGAGCGCCTACAGCGCGCTCAATCCGGGCGCATGGAGCTGGGCCTACCGATACGTCGGAGGCCAGCCAACGGGCGCCAGCAAGCCCATCGTCCACGACGCGACGGTATCGACGTCCGTCCAAGCTGGCACCTACCAGTGCGCCGTGGATGCGCTCAACGTCCGCTCGGGCGCTGGCACGGGCTACGCAAAGGTCGCTCAGTACCACAAGGGCGAGACCGTCGTGCTCGACGGCAGCGCCACGGTCGTGGACGGGTGCGTCTGGGGTCGCTACGTGGGTGGCTCCGGAAAGACACGCTACGTCGCCGTCCGCACCACGGGCGGGATGGAGTACCTGCGCAAGGTCGGCACCACCGCGAAGCAGGCCCCGAAGCAGTCGGTGAGCACGTCGGTGCCCGCCGGACGCTACGTCTGCGTCGTGGGCACCCTCAACGTGCGCGACGCGTCCACGGTGTCGGCGCATGTCGTGGCCCAGTACCACAGGGGCCAGACTGTCACGCTCGACGGCGCCTGCGCGGTCTCCGACGGCTGCGTCTGGGGCCGCTACACCGGCGCAACGAGCGGCAAGAAGAGGTACATCGCCGTGCGCACGACGGGCGGAACGGAGTACCTGCGGAAGACCTCCTAGACGGACCATGTACTTTTCGGGGCCATTTTGTACAGGGTCCTAGACCACCACGGCGCCGTGCCCCGTGCACGGGCGCGTCCTCCTTTCCACGCCCAAGGGTCTCCCTGGGTCGGCACGGCGTAAACGATTCCCCCGTCCTCCTTCGGGAGGGCGGGGGATTTTCGTTTGCCTATGCGCTATCTCAGGTCCGTTGTCGCGTCGACGGTAGGCGTGTGCGCCCACCCGCACGGACTCCACAGCCTGCCGTCGCGTCGACGGTAAAGGCCAATGAGCTCGCCCGTTGGTGAGTACGACGCCGTGAGTAGCTCGATGTTGCCTGCGAGCCCCGACTCGTCGTATGGCTCCGCGTACATCTCGCCGCCCAGCTCTGCGGTGAGCTTCCTGTCCATGTCGGGCGAGACGGACAGCCCCATGGCCCTCGTGCGCATGCCGTCGGGCCTCGGGTCTGCGCGCACCCAGTCGAGCGCATCGAGGAAGGCGTCGGCCGACACGAGGGCGAGCCTGCGCCACTCGCCGAAGACCGACGAGCTCCCAGACTCCACGAGCTCGCGGTCGAGGTCGGCCTTCATGCGGTCGCGCGCGAGGTCCTTAAGAAGCGTGCTGCCGCCGTGCTCGCGCACGTAGGCGCGGAGCCCTGCGTCGGCTGGGTAGAAGCGCACGGACACCGTGGCCACGTGCTCCCGCTTGTACTTGGCGTCAGCGGCGCGCTGCGCGTCTGTCATGGTCATGATCAGCCTCCAGTCCTAACGTTGTCTTTCCTACATGCGCCACGGCTCTGGGCTCAGAAAGCCCCTTATCTCGGCCTCTGCCGCTGCGACCGCCGTGCGGTCGTCAATCGCGGAGACGGTAGTGCCGAAGGGTGTGCCGTATGCCCAGAAGGAGAGCTCCCAGAGTGAGACGGAACCTTGCTCGTGCACCAGCCTGCATCTGTGCACCGTGTCGATGTCGTCGCGCTCGTAGATGCCGTGTCCATCGGGGTCATCGCCGACCTTGCTCCACGGCTCGCGGTCGCTGGGCTTTCCGCTGACGTCGAAGCGCTGGAGGTAGTCCACGATGTCGAAGTCTGCGCCGTCGGCGAAGGTGTAGTTGTCTCCGTCCCAAACGACAAGCCCGTCGTCCTTCATGGCGTCAAACATAGCGTCCAGGTCGTAGTCGTCACGGTATCCGGAAACGTAGGATGCGAGTTCCTGCTCGATGAAGTACATCTTGGCGTTGGTCATCGTGGGTTCCTTCCCCTCGTCCCTCTTGGCATCTTTATAATATAGGGGTGACCCTATAGATGCAAGTATGGGGCAGTCCCCACACGCGAGCGGCACAAAAGAGGCGGCGAGCGGAGCGCTCTTCCTGGTCCCGAGCGCGTCCCAAATCGCCGCCTATGCCACGACTACAGCATCCTTCACGAAGAATAACCGCACGTAGGAGCGCTATAGGCTCGTCCACGCGCGAGCCGCATGCTAGTCATGGTAGTAGTCCATCCTCTTCTCGATCCTGCGCATGATGAATTCGATAACCAGGCACGTGACCCAGTAGATGGCGGCCGCGATGGCAAACGGCGCCATGCTGCGCTGCGATGCGACGAGCGCGCGGCTGGTGGTGAACATCTCCGCGACGCCGATGGAGAACGCGAGGGAGGTGTCCTTCACCAGGGTGACGACCTCGTTGCCCATCGCGGGAAGGATCCTCTTGAACACCTGCGGGAGGATGATCCTGAAGAACGTCTGGCCCTTTGAGTAGCCAAGGACCTGCGCGGCCTCGTACTGGCCGCGCGGCATGCTCTGGATGCCGGAGCGGTAGATCTCTGCGAAGTACGCCGCGTAGTTCACGATGAACGCGATCATGACTGCGACGAACATGTAGTCGGGCCCCGTCTGCTGGCCGAAGAGGTAGTAGGGGATGAAGAACACGGCAAACATCTGCAGCATGAGCGGCGTGCCGCGCATGAGCGAGATGTAGAGGCCCACGAGCCACGAGAGTGGCCTGAACCGG